AATAAAATATCTGAACAATAGTTATTTTCTTGGTTTGTAAGAAGTCATAACAGGTTTTTGTCCTTTACCCGTTTGAGTGTCTTTTTTCTCCGCGGCTCTTTTTTGTTGACAAGCGGCTCTTTTAGCCGAATCTGACATTTTACCGGCAACTCCTGCGGCACGACATTTTGGGTATGAACCTTTAGAAGTGTCGTGTCGTCCACAGGGAGGGTGTTTTCCGTCGACTTTTCTACAAATATTAACCCAAGGACCTTTTGGTTGAGAAGATCCCTTAGGTTTCTTCTTTTTACCAAACCAAACAGCTAAGTCTTCATTAATTGTTTCAGGATAATCAATATCTCTTTTATAAGAACCATCTTTATTTTTTTCCCAAACACCCACATTTCTTTTAATATTATTTTTCAAGGTATTTTTCAATGATTTTTTATTAAAATCTGTTGGTACCTTTACAGTAAATGGATCTAATTCATTTTTTTTCCACTCCAAACTTCCAATTTCTAATGGAGCATTATATGGTCCAGCTGTAACAGTGGAACTAATTTCGTTCAATAAATTATCATAAGATAAATCAACCCATTCATTGAATTTTACTTTATTTGTAAATGGTCTCATCGGGCTATCCCCTTTAGGTATTTTGTGATCGTACATATATTGATTAATAACCCCACCATCATCATCTCCTGTTGCCAAATCGGGATGTTTTTTTATAAAATTAGTTATTTTATTTGCCTCTTTTTCTAATTTCACTATTTGATCCCTTCTCAAATCCATTTTATGGTCTAAACTATCATATTGGACTAATGGACTATCGTATTTAGAAACAGGTACATTAAATGGTGCTAAACTATCATCATTAAAAGGTCTGAAACCTGGTTGTACTGGTGTGACATACGCACCTGCAGCACCTCCTCTTTGTGAAGTGGCTTCTTTAATAACTTTTTTAATTATTTGATTTAGTCTATCCATTTTATTATAATTATAAATATCTCACTTTTTGAATATGGAAGAAGAAAACAAAATCTATGGTAATTTATTTGGGTCTATTAACTTGTTAAGTGAAGATCATTTAGAACTTATATTAAGTACGATGGATAAAGAACACGCACTTTATTATTTAATTGAATCTGTTAAATCAGCACACTCTAAGGGTGTGTTTACAATTGGTGAATCTGAAGTAATCTCTAAATCTATTAGAACTTTAATAAAATAAAAAAGGTCAGATTTCTCTGACCTTTTTCTTATTCGGTTTTAATTGATTATCTCAATTCTCTCAAGTCGAATGTTCTAACTCCATCAACTGTGATACGTCCGTAGAAACGGTTGTTAACCATTTTCTTAGCGTAACGTGTCATAATACCTTTAATAGGTGTAAAGTTGAATGGGTTGTACATTGTAGGTGTCAATTGTAGAGGTACATACGGTGCGTAGATGTAACCTGTGTCTAACAATGATGTTCCTTTGTGACCGATTAACACTTGGTTAGGCGGGAAGTAAGGATCACGGTAAACTTGGTATCTACCAGATAATGTACCAACTCTCTCAATACCCATGTTGTACTGATCTTGCTCAGGAGCTGCGTTAGATACGTGGAAGTATTCTAAATCGTCAAAGATAGCAGAAACCTCAGATGAAACAACGATCCAGTTAGCACCACCTCTCAAAGTAGATTTGTGGATTTGTGCTGACAATTGGTTGATTGCTGTAATCAAAGTTTGGTTCCAGTCTTTTTGAGTGTAAGATACTTGGTTGTTGATTCTTCTCCATCCGTTGTAATCCCAACGTAATTGCCATGCTGCACCTTTACGTAAGTCACGTAAGATTTCACGGTCAATCTCAGCTGCTACTTGCTCAGATAACAATGCCGTTAACTCAGCTTCAGCGTCGATGTTATGGAATGCTGCAACGTCTTGAGCTAATTCAGGAGACCATTGTGCTCTTAGTTTTCTTTCTGTAACAGATACAGTTACTGACTCAAGGTCAAAAGAAACCTCACCAATTTGATCTTCGAACTCAAGGTTAGCATATCTTCTATACCATGCAGTAAATGAAGTAGCTGATCCACCTGATGCGATTGTAGTACCTGTGTAACCATCTAAAGATGTTGCGTCACAGTCAGCACATACAGGACAAGAAAGGTCAACTTCTAACCAAATACATCCGTTAGCATCACAAATGTCATTATAGTTACCACCGTTACCTGTTGGAGGTGTGTAATCTACAGTATTGTTGTTACCTGCATTTCTGAATGTAGTTCCTTGGTTTGTTCCGTATTTAACAATACCTTTACCATAGATTTGAGTTACAACTCTAAACAATAGAGGTGCGTATACTGTAGATCCGTTGTAAGTAGTTGTTGTCACACTACAAGGTGAACTTGTGTTAGCAGAGAACCCGTTAGCTGCGTACAATCTAAGGTCAGAAAGGAATGATTCTGTATCCATTTCGTTACCGTCAGGACCAATTAATTTACCTGCTCCTGCACTTGCAAATCCACAAAGTTTAACGATTACTTTTCTATAGTTTCCAGCTGGTATAATTTCTCCTGATCCAATGTTAGCGTCAACCAATGCTGATCCAGCCCAAGCTTGAACAGATGTAGTTGCAGTAACTGCAGTCCATTTACCTTTAGAGTAGTCAAATAATCCTGGAGGATCTAAAGACGCTTCATTACCTTCATAGAATAAATCATAAAGATCTTTCTTGTAATAGTAATCATTGTCAGGGTATCCTTGATTAGGGTTATTTAATCCTGCGTTAACAGCTTCAGGAGATCCAATAGGTGCGTAGTGGTCACCACCAGCAGTACTGTTAGAAGGTGTCGAGTTAGGATATAAGTTAGCATACTCAGAAGATGCGTTTGCATATCCTTGGATTCTTGGTACAAAGTAGAACAATTTACCAATAGGTAAGTTCATTGCTTGTACTGATACGATGTCGTTAGCTAACAATTTAGAGAAAACTCTTCTTACGATTGGGAAAACAACTGTTTCGAACGCTCCGTTTGATTGACCGTCAGAAGTTGCTTCGTTGATTAAGTAAGATGCTTGGTTTTCGTATAATTGTGCAACGTTTTCTTTTAAGTGACCTTTTAGACCATCCAAAAAGCCTAATTTGTCCCACTTGTTAATTGTGTCTTCTTTGATAACTTTAAGGTGTTTCAACCCGATGTTACCTACAAGACCTGATTCTAATAATGCTCCCATTTTTTTAGGTTTTTTATTTTTAGTTTATGTTTATTTTATTTTTCCCATTAAATCCTTCATTCTCAAGAATTGAGGATTTTCATAAGTTTTTGATTCAATTAAGTTTACCGCTGAACCTGTTTCAACAGTTCTATTTACAGTTCTTTCAATTGATTCAGTTATTTTTTGTTCTGATGAAGAGCCAGTTGAGTTTAACTCATTTTTAATAACTCTGTACAGATTTTTTGATTCTTTCAAAGATTTTTGTACTCATCATTTTTATTTTTCAATAATTGAACTTCTTCGTTAACTCTTGTGTTAGGTCTTACTCTAATTTCTTGTCTATTCACATTTTGGTTAGAACCTTTTCTGTTACCAACTTTGTTAGCTCTAGGATAACTATTAGTTCTCACAGCTTCTTTAGTTTCTTTCTTTTCATAGTCTTTATAGTGACCATCTTTATCACCTACTTTGTGACCTTTACTTCTCTTGTAGTCACCTTTGTTACCACCCCACTCTTTTTCTTCTTTATATTCAAATTTAGCTTTACCTGTACCCATTGCTTTAGTTCCTTTTCCAAAAGCTTCTTTTCTTTTTTCATTGAAACCTCCACCCATGTTAGGTTTTTTGTCATAGCTAAATTTTGGACCTTTTCCAATTCCAACACCTTTTGGTTTAACAGATTTTTTGATTGACTCCATAATACCGTCCATGTCAAATTCATTTTCCATTTCCATCATTTCGTCATCCATTTCCATCATGTCATCTTCCATCATATCATCTTCTTCTTCAAGACCTAAACCGCCTTTAACAGCACCCATAGCGGCACCACCCCAAGACCATTCGTCAAGTTCGTCAGAACCCATCATGTCATCTTCCATCATGTCATCTTCCATTTCCATCATGTCGTCGGATCCGTCCATTTCTATTTCGTAAATTGTTTCATTCATATCTTCTTCAGATTCACCCAAATGGATCATGTATTCATTATCACCGTCTGTAAAGTGAATATTCTCACCTTCTTTTTTCACGACGATTCCATCATTATCACCCATAGCTTTGAAAACTCTTAAGACTTCAGCGTCAGAAGCTCCTGTCATATCGATAGTTTCTTCATCTTCCATTTCGTCTCCTTCCATGTCCACATCTTCGACTTCGTCTTCACCTTCCATATCAGAATCTTCAGTGTCCATTTCCATTTCAGCATCAGCCTCCATATCATCGTCCATGTCCTCATCTTCTACTTCAGTTTCTGTGTCCATTTCAGCTTCTCCACCTGTTACGGGTTCATCTTGCTCATCAATCTCCTCATCTTTTTTTGATTCTTTAAGAGATTCTTTTACTAATTGTTTGATTTCTTCGCTCATTGTGGATTGAAGTATTCCTTTTGCATTTTCTTGTAAGGTCTCTTCCAAATTTCTAATTTGGTAAAGAGCGTCCTCTACTACATTTTGGTTAATTGCCATATTTGTATTTTTCATTTATTATCAAATAAATATCATGAATTTTAAAAAAAATTTATTTCTTGGGTGTTTCAGACAAAAAAAAATGGGAGAAGACATTTTTGTCAACTCCCATTCCTTTAATTTTTTGTTACTATTAACCTTCTATAACCTCATCAATTTTCGATTCAACTATTGCAGTGATTCTCCAATCCATAGAATAATTTTCGTAAACTTTGGTAACTTTAGCCTCAACATCGGTAGGTGAGTACCCACGAACCAATTTTTCTTCTCTTAGTTTTTTAATCTTACCTGTGTTCTCATCAACCATATCAGTGGTGATTTTTGCTACAAAATATTTTTCGTCCATAATTAATTATTTATTCAAATAATCGGACAATCTATTCATTAAGTCAAGCGATTTTGATCCTGTTTCACCAATATGTCTTTCTGCTTGCATTTTTTTCTCCTCATCCAAATTCTCCTCATAATTCATTCTTTCGTCTTTGTCTCTGAAAAGATATGCACCTGGCGTAGATGGTGATGATACTAAGTCAAAACAAATCCTCTTTCATGGAAACCTGGACTTGTAAGTAATTTCAATTTACCTAATAACACAGGACCTTCCCACCATATATCGGTAATGGCGTGTGATACTCGATCTAAATCTATTAGAGATGATTCAGGGTGATTTAATTCAGAAAGTGCAGTTCCTTTTTGAATCATTTTTTTATAGTTGTCAGCTTCTCTTTTGAGAATCTTTTCAGGATAAACTCTCCCGTTTCTATTAGGGGTATTATATTTTTGTAATACCGCATAAAATTCAAATGGTTTAGAATGATCTAACATATCACGATTCTCTCTAATCATAGATAAGTTTCTTCTTTCATTTGGATCTATATATCCTGCGTCATACTCAACAAGAATCCCTTTTCCTGAATCTCTTGGTCCTAATATTTTTAAATCGCTCATTTAATATTTTATTTATAAATACTAAATAGTTTCAGTTTCTTTCTTAACAAGTTTTTGATTTCCGTTTTTTGTAAGGAAACATTTAAAATATTTGTGTTTACTAAAAACGTCACTATAAACTTCTTTGATTAAATTTTTAACTGATTTTTTTAATTTGGGGGATTTGAAATCCATTGGTTCTAACACAAATAAATTTATTTCTAAATTCATAAAGGATTTCTTTTTTAATTGTAGTCCACTTGTTCTAAGGTCTAAATCTACAATAAATTTTGTGTCGAATGTGTCTTTGTTTATGTTTTCTAATACACAATGTTTAACTGATCTTGTCATATTTAAAACGACTCTATTCCAGTTTTCCACTTCTTCTTTGGGTTCTACCCATGTTTGGATGTTGATGTAAATTGATTTTAAGTTTTGAGAATCAATAGTCCCATATTGGGCTTTGAATGTTCGATATCCACTTAATTTTGTGGTTTTTCCTTTTTTCATAGAATTTTTTCATGCTCTGAATGTTTATTTTTGATTAAATCTAACAAATATTTATATTTATATCAACAACCAAAAATTTTATGTTATTAGTAGAAGTAAAAAAAGGAAACATTGAGAAGGCCTTAAAAGACCTGAAAGGAAAAGTTATTAGAACCAAACAAAACTCAGCTTTGTTTGAGAGAAAAGAGTTTGTGAAACCTTCAGTTAAGAAAAGAGCCCAAATCATTAAGGCTTCCTATATTCAAAAATTAAAGTCCCTCGTTTAGTTTTCCTAACTTATAGTAATTCAATTCGTTAAACGATTCGTTTTGCAATTTGTTTAAAACTTGATCTATAGTCTTTGACGTTTCTTCGTCTGAGGTATCTTTTTGCGAGTTTAATTTTTCAAAAACATCCAACTTTAATTTATTATAGTTTTCAATTAAAGTTTCTTTTGGGATGGATAACAATTTCTTTAATTCTTTTCTTTCAGATTCAGAAAGTGACTGAATGTATTTTTCTACAGTTTTGTTTGCAACATTCACCATAGATTTTAAAGGTACGTTAATTATCTCTTTCTTTTCTTGTTCTTTAGTTTTTAAATTTTCTAAAATAACTTTTTTACTCTTAATTTTGTTTTCTAAAGTTAAAACATTTGTTGAGAATAGATTATCAATTTCTTTGTATGTATTTTCACACTGAACATGACCAACCCTCATTTTAATTTCTTTTACACTGAAAGGAGAAACTTTATTATATAAGTTCTCATATGCCGTTATTGATTCATTTATGAATTCATTAGCAACACTTTCTTGAAGCCCTTTATTACTTGATAATTCGTCGTACAAGAAAAATATTTTTGATATATTTTTGTTTTTCAACACTAACTCCTCAAATACAAATAAGTTATCCTTTAAAGTTCCTTTTTTATAAGATTCAGTTAAGTATGTTTCTATTTTTGATTTTAATTCTCCGAACATTTTTGTTTTTTTCTAATAAATATCAACTAAGTTTATTTATTTCATCTGTTTCCGTTTCAGAAGTTTCTTCATCGAATTCCTCTCGGTCAATCATTTCACCATCCCACCAATCACCACCACCAAACCAAGAAATAAAATCTTCAACATCATTCTCATTATCTAAATAACTTTCATGTGTGTTTTTCCAATATTCTCTAATGCTAATAGTAGCATATCTTTTTGTTACTATTTCATATTCGTGAACTTTAGGTAATTTAATCTCTTCAGTTAAAAAATTTGGATTATCTCTATAAAGTGCAAAAACAAACTCAATATCTTTTTTATTAATATTTATTCCAATATCATCAAAAATTCTTCTTATTAGTCTTTGATTGGCATGTGAAAACAAATCTTTCTCATAAACACCTTCACTAATTTTTTTTAGAATGAACTTAAGATTTTTTTGTGGTAGTTTTTCTAATTTACTCATAATAATAAATATTAGTCACCAAGAAGTTTATTTAATTCCTCCTCAATAAGACCCAAAGATCCATTCATCTTTTGGAAATCTAAAAACTCATCTTCATCAAAATCATCATCTTTAGATTCTAATATCAATTTATTTTTTTCTTTTCTAATACTTTCAGGAACTGTTGGTGCTGCTTCTGCAGGTGCTGCTTCTGCAGGTGCTGCTTCGGCTCCTGGTGCTGCTCCTGCCTCAGCCCCTGGTGCCGCAGGTGCTGTAGGTGTCATTGTTCCACCTGTTACAGGTTTATAAAGTCTATCTACAGTATCAAAAATACCTGTTTTTGTGATAATTGTTGCGGTATTATCAAGTTCAGTAGAAACCGCTCTCTCCATTCTAATTTGTTGTAACTCAAGTTTAATTTCTTCATCTGAGAAACCAAAGATATGTTTCTTCGCCCAAGTGGCTGAAACAGGTTGAATTGATTTTGGAATTTCACTAACCATATCTTTGTATAGTGTTACCTTCTCTTTCCAAACATCAATCATTATCAAGTCGGCTTGTTTTGATGGGTTTGTAAGTTGTAATGTAAAGTTAGATAATTCATCCTCAAATCCCATTAAAAATAAGTGGATGATTGCAATTTTGTTCATTTCTGCAATTGCAGATTTTTGAATTCTATTGATTGTTCTTGCAAAACGGATATCTAATAATGATAAGTTTTTACCATCACCTACAGGTTCCTCAAATCCTAAATAAGCTTTAGGAATTCTAAGTGCTGTAACTAATTTCTTTTGGATGTACTCGATATCTGCAATTTCAGATAAGTTTTGAGCTCCTGCTAGAGTCTCAATTGGACTTGCTTGTGCCGGATCACGTACAGGAATAAAGTAATCTTGATCCACTGCCATTTGGTTAAAACGTAAATCAACATTTCCTGTTTTTCTATCTACAACTTGATCTCTTTTAAATTTGTTCGCAACTCTTTGTACGTATGGTTCCACATCTTTGTCATCCATGTTACCAACGTAAACTTTAAATACTCTTCTTTCAGGTGCTCTTGATGTTCTATAAATTAACATGGCGTCTTCCGCCAATACCAACTGTTTCCAAATACGACGAGCCTTTTCTAACATCGATGTTCCATAAGGAAGTTTTCTATCATCACCTAGTAATCTAAAGTGAGCAACCTCCCAAGTATTAAATTCAGTATCTCTTGCTTTCCACGAAAACTTAAGTGCCTTTCTATTTAAATTCATTGTTGCTTGGTATGTTCTTGAGTCAACACCTCTTTCTAATCTTTCAATTTCAATGTTAGGTAGTTGTAAACATCCTGTAACCCCTTTTTCTGGGTCCAATTTTAAATAAACAAAATTATCACCATACTTACACATGTTTCTAATCCACATAGGTAAGTTGGTGTTTATATCTAAAGTATTGATAAATAAATCAACTAATATACTTTTTATTCTTTTGGATTCTGAGTAAACCTGTAAAACATAACCGTTTTGATCAGGTGTTGTCGATTCCTCGGCATAGATATCTAAAGCTGTTGATATCTCAGGGGTATATTCCATTGATTCATAGTCATAGAATGCCGCCAATCTTGTTGGTTCGTAATATACAGCTTGGGTGTATAAATTATTTTCTACTTTAGCCCAATTGCCACTTAAATAAAGAGATTGCTGATTTTGAAGTTTTGCCCTTTCATATTCAGCTTTATCTTGAGTTTTTAAAATTTCTTTTTTATCTAACTTGTAATCAGGTTGACCTTGACCTAATGTAGAATCAGGTCCAAAAGTCGTAGCTAACCTTTGCCAAACTGTTAGATTTTTATTGTTATTTTCCATATTAAAAGTTTAACTATAGATATAAATATTTCAATAGTTAGTTAGTCGTCGATCCACTTAAAGATTGTAACGCTTCTTTTTGTGTTGGGGTAAGATCGTAAGGGTTAGTTTTTTTAAAAGTTACAGGAAATACTTTTTGTCCTGTCGTCACTTCACCTGAAACAACCAATCTTGATCCATTTGCTATTTTTCCTGTTTTTGCTCTAAAATCTAGTCCCATAATTTTATTTCATTAAACCACCAAATAACCAACCATATGTTTGATAGTCGTCTCTTGATGGACCATTATTATGTAATCCCGCTCTATCTCTAAGTACATTCTGATTGGGTATTACAGGATCAAAATGTGCTTCTTTGGCGACCGCATCATTATTTACGACAGCCCAAGACTCAATCATATTTTTTGTGTGTTCAGTGGCTCTCTCTAATTTTGAAAATGATGACTCCCCAACATATAACGCCATCGATATACCCATAATAAGGTCATCATGTTGTCCTTTTTGGTGATCAGGTCTACCGTTTATGTAGACAAATGTGTTCATCTCGTTATACAAACGAACGCTTCTAATACCAAATTTATGTCTTACACTTTCCTCAAATGCAGCAATAATCTGAACTCTTTTATTGTTAAAATTAATACCTGGTATTTTATCCGCCGAAGTTTTATTTACCGCCCATATATTCATAGAATCAACTCCATCAATATATAAACTTTTATAACCCAACTCTTGCATTTTTCTAACTGTCGTTATACCCATACCACCGGTGATATCGACAACAACAAACGCATTATACATCATACCCCACTTATATGCGACTTCCGCCAAAGTATCAGGTGGAATTTTTCCTACATACTCTAAGACTTGTTCTCTTTCGTCAAAATCAATTATTTGAATGGATGAAAAGTCCTCACTATCACCTCGAGAAACATCGACACCCATTATGTACTTGTGACCTTCGATCGGTTCTTTCCAAATCCATAGAGAATTTCCCATAAGTTT